CACGGGATACGCGCTGTGAGCTTGTATTTTACGTTTTAAGCGCGTTTTATGTGTTCATGGCATAAATTATCGCTTGCGATATTAAAATTGAAAATAAAGGCATTGCAGGCGTTCACAGCGGCATACACGCAAGGCCGCACACGCGCGCATTGTTCCGGTCCGCGAAATGGCAGCGCATGACAAGGTACCCCTGGGGGATATCGAGAGCCGCAGCGCGGCCCAGGAAGTAGCCCGAATACTCCTTAAAAATAAAAAGGTCTTATCATAAATTGCAAGATATTATCTTATAAGTATTGACATACACTCTCACAAATGCTATATTATAATCAAATAAATCAAAGGAGACAAAAATGATTAAAAATAACATCGAACTCGATGCCAAGGTGAAATGCCTGGAGGCAGGACTCACTCAGCAGCAGCTTGGTGAGAAAATCGGAACCACTGGGCAGTACGTCAATCGGATTATCAAGAAGAAAGACGGTCTGGTGAACAAGACCCTCGTTCAGATGATGGAGGCACTTGGTTACGACATTGAACTCAATTATGTGAAGCGTGAGGAGTAGGTAAAGTAGTTGTTCTGAGCTTTTTGCGTATATTTCTTCTAAGGGGCTATATTGATATATACATATAGAAGAATTATACGGAAAAACCGTATTTCACCTACTTGGCCTACTGGAAATCGGCAGAAAAAGTTAAAAGTTATCCGATTCGGATAAAAGGAGGCGATTTGCCCCATGAAACATGCCATTGGTTATATCCGAGGAGCAGTCCGCCGACGATAAGTACGAAATCGAGACACAGAAACATGTGATCTCCTCTCCTGCGTTCAAAAGAAACGGTGAAATTAGACTAAAAGCTGACTTGTTCTAAAATTGCAAATAATATTAGACTTATGTGTTAGGTGCGTTATCGCTCAAGGATGATAGCGCACTTTTTGTTTTACGGAGGTATCATGCAGGAGTTACTTGAAAAAATTCTCGCAAAAATAAAAAAGAGTCCTCACGAATTGCAGGCGTATGAGGATTTGTATTACATGTGCCTTGAGACGAAGAAAACAGATATACCCATGGGGGTTTCGTATCTGAAAAAGCTTTCTGAGTGCATTGAAGCAGCGATTCCTGAGATGTCTGACGAGAAGAAAATACTGTCTCTCTTCTCTCTTCACAAGAAGGTGTTGCTTGCAGCTGCATATTATGATTTCGAGTCCTATCTGCTTTATGTCGAGTGGGAACGGGAACCGGCGAAGAAGTTCTACGTCCCGAGGCGCAAGGTGTTAAAGCCGATTGTACAGGACATGCAGGATCTTGAGGACGATAAGCTTGATCTTCTAACGATTTCCATGCCGCCGGGAACCGGAAAAAGTACGCTGGGTATCTTCTATCTCTCGTGGATCATGGGAAAATACCCGGACGGACAGAATCTTGCTTCCGCTCACTCAGGAATGCTCACAAGGTCGTTTTATGACGGCGTGATGCAGATTATCACAGACAGTGAATACCTGTGGTCTGACGTTTTTCCGGGCGTCACGATGGCTTCTACGAACTCGAAGGAAGAAACCATTGACTTGAAAAAACGGCACAGGTTTTCTACTCTCACCTGTCGTGCCATTAACGCCTCTCTCACCGGTGCGACAAGATGCGATAAGATCCTTTATGCAGATGACCTTTGCTCCGGTATCGAGGAGGCTATGAGCAAGGAGCGTCTTGACAAGCTGTGGTTTACCTATACGAACGATCTGAAATCCCGTAAAAAGATGGGTGCGAAAGAAATCCACATTGCAACGAGGTGGTCTGTGCATGACGTAATCGGACGGCTGGAGCAGGAATATGGAGACAACCCGAGGGCGAAATTTGAGGTGTTACCGGCACTCAATAATGACGGAGAAAGCAATTTTAACTACGATTACGGCGTAGGTTTCTCCAAAGAGTATTTTACGGATATGCAGAACAATCTTGATGATGCTTCTTTCAAAGCGTTGTACATGAACCAGCCGATTGAGCGAGAAGGTTTGCTATATAACATTGACGAATTACAACGATATTTTGAGTTACCAGATGAAGAACCTGATTCGATCATTGCGGTCTGTGACACAAAAGACCGTGGCTCGGACTATTGCTCAATGCCTATTGCATATCAGTATGGACAAAGGTTTTTTATCGAGGATTTCATTTGCGATAATGGAAACCCGGATGTGGTTGAAGCACGATTAGTAAACATGTTGCTAAAACATCATGTTCATTCGGCTCGTTTTGAATCTAACTCTGCCGGTGGTCGAATTGCCGAAAAAGTACAAGCCGAAGTAAAACGTAGAGGCGGTATAACAAAAATCACAACTAAATTTTCTACGGCAAATAAAGAAACACGCATCATAGTTGCTTCCGGCTACGCCAAAGAGCATTTTTTATTTAAAGATGATACATATTGCCAAAACCATAGAGAATATAAGACTGCTATGAATTTTCTTTGCAATTATACGATGACTGGAAAGAATGCACATGACGATGTTCCAGATTCGATCGCAATGCTCGTTGATTATATCGACAGTAGGAGTTTGGGTAAGGTCGAGGTGTTTAAACGCCCGTGGTGAGGATTGAATTTCAATCTAGCGTAACAATAAAATCAATATATTGTGTATTAACTCGTTGACATATACAAGATATTGATTTATAATTCGTTATAATATAGAACTATGTATGGGTGCATGATTGCACGAGACGAAAGTCTCTTGTAGTCGTGCGCCTATTTTATTTTCAGGAAAGGAGGTTCGGTCGTGGGAAACGTGATTGACGAGTCAAAATCAGAATTTATGAGTAAGACTCGTAACATGAACGGCAGACGAATCATTACGTCCAGTGTATCTGAGATCACGCCCGAAAACCTTCTTGACGTTCTCGGCAAGGCACTTGTGACACACGAGCTGAACCGGAGCGAGATTGATTATTTATATAAATACTACAAAGGCGATCAGCCTATCCGATACAGGGTAAAAGAAACAAGACCTGAGATTTGCAACAAGATTGTTGAAAATCGTGCCAATGAGATTGTTTCGTTCAAGGTCGGTTATCTGTGTGGAGAACCGATCCAGTACATCAGCCGGAACGGTGATGAGAAAACCGTAAATGCGATCAATAAGCTCAACGAGATGATGTTTGCGGAGGATAAGCAATCTCAAGATCAGGAGCTTGTTGAGTGGCAGATGATTTGCGGTACGGCGTTTCGCATAGTGCTTCCGGATGAACCGGACGAGGAAGATGAAGCTCCGTTCGAGATGTACACGCTCGACCCGAGAGACACGTTCGTGGTGTATTCAAACGATATCGGCAACAAGCCTCTCATGGCGGTCAAGTACTGCAAAGATGATAACAACATCACCCACTATTCCATCTACACCGAGAATTACTACTATCTCGTTGACGATGGACTAATCAATCTCAAAGAGTCGAAACCTCATGCCCTTGGCATGATTCCGATTTTTGAATATCCGGCAAATAACTCTCGTCTCGGCGCGTTTGAAATTGTGCTCCCGCTTCTCGATGCAATCAACAATCTTGATTCAAACCGTATGGACGGCGTGGAGCAGCTCGTACAGGCGTTCATAAAATTCATTAACTGCGATATTTCCAAAGAGGAGTATGAAGAGTTCCTTGAGCTTGGAGCTATCAAGGTTAAGTCGGTAGACGGCCAGACTGCCGATGTTGGAGTAGTCACGAGCGAACTGAATCAGACGCAATCGCAGACGCTCAAAGATGATATTTACTCGGCGGTACTTACAATCTGCGGTATGCCGAACCGAAACGGCGGTACTTCTACTTCCGACACTGGTTCAGCGGTTCTTTTACGAGATGGATGGTCGGACGCGGAAGCCAGGGCGAAAGATTCTGAGAACGTGTTTAAACGGTCTGAGAAGAAAATGCTCAAACTGGTTCTTCGTATTTGCCGGGACATGGGTTCTGACGAAAGCGGACTGCATCTCAGGGACATTGAGATGAAGTTCACTCGTAGAAATTACGAGAACATTCAGTCTAAGAGCCAGGTACTTATCTCGATGCTGCAAGAGCCTAAGATACATCCTCAGCTTGCGTTCCAGCACTCTGGATTATTCTCCGATGCGGAAGCAGCGTACAAAATGTCAAAGGATTATTACGACGAACAGCAGGCAAAAATGCAGATTCAGCCGCAGGAAGATGAAATAAAAACGGATTAACCGTTGTTATTGGTGTCAGAGAAGGCACCTTAAATACTTCGCACAATAGGTAGAGAAACCTTAAATCGCAAATGTACGACAGAGAAGTCTTGAAAACGCAGGGAGGACGAAACATGAAGATTGATACATCAAAGATCGAAGGGTATGCGGAAATGTCCGCAGAGGATAAGCTGAAAGCGCTTGAAGCCTACGACATGCCTGATCCTGATTACAGTGGTTATGTCAAGAAAGAGGTTTTTGACAAGACCGCCTCTGAGCTTGCCGCAAAGAAGAAAGAGCTGAATGAACACCTCTCCGAAGAGGAAAAGAAGGAGAAGGAACGCGAAGAGGCTAACAAGGAAATGAAGGAGAATTACGAAAAGCTCCTCCATGAAACTCAGGTGTCTAAGGCAACGGCGAAATATATCAATCTCGGCTATGACGAGAAGCTGGCGCAGGAAACAGCCGAAGCGTTTGTAAACGGCGACACCGATAAGGTCTTTGAGAATCAGCAGAAAGCAAAAACGGCTCTCGAAAAGAAAATTCGTGCGGAAGTCCTTAAAGATACACCGAAGCCCATGGGTGGCGATGGTGGAAAGACAATGACAAAAGCCGATTTTAGAAAGATGGGCGATCTTGAGCGCATGATCTGGGCGCAGGAACACCCTGACGAATACAGGGCAATGTACTCTCAGCCTGATAATGCAGGAGGAAACGAGTAATGGCACATACAATCTATGATAATTTTTATCTCTCCAATGAGATTGAAGATCAGTTTAATTCTCATCTAGATCTGCAGCAGTTCTGCACGATTGATAACAGTCTTGTAGGAACGGCTGGAATGAAGAAAAAGGTGAATGTCTACAACGCAACTAACGCTACAGAGAAGCTGACTATGGGCGAGGGTAACACTAAGTCCATTGAGGTTAGCTATTCTGCAAAAGAGTACGAGATCCTTATGGCGCAGAACCGCTTCGAGTACTATGACGAGCAGGCTATGACAGATCCGATGCTTGTTCCGGTTGGTCTCCGTCACATGGCAACCGACATGTTCAACACGGTAAATGCCGACGTATTCGCCGAGTTCAATAAGGCTAGTCTGACGGTCAA